GCTATTGCTTTGTTAGGGCCACAGGCAGTTAAAGCAGCTATCGACAAAGTACCTGATGATCGTATACTAAATGTTCTTCAGAAAGATGATGTCCAAGCAGGTTTAACTAAAGTAGTAGAAAGAGTAGCAGGTGGTGCAGAGTTTGACGAAGCACTAGCGTATGGCTTAGGCACTTATATTAAAGAAGGTGGTGGTCTTAACATAGAAGGCACAGACGTAAGTCTAGGTGTTATTGAGGACGTTGTTAGAGATGTTGTACGTCCTATTGGTAAAGTAGGTACAGAGATTGCTAAGTTTGTTGAAAACGCTGTTCCTGATGTAGACACTAGCGCCTTAGACCCTATTGAAGATGCTATTAGACAAGCAGGTAGAACAACTGAAGATGTTGTTAGAGCAGGTGGTAGAGCCGTAGATCAAGCTGTTATACAGCCTACTAGAGAAGTAGCTAAGGCTTTTGATGATGCTGTTATACAACCTGTAGGCGATGCTTTTTCTGCTTTAGACACTGCTGTTAGACAAACACTGCCTAGCACTAGGCTAAACGTGCCTAACTTCAAACCCAACTTAGGGCAGTTTGGTCTACAGTTTACACGAGTATCAGACACAGGCGAACCAGCAACACAGCCTTCTTCTACACGCACAACAGATGCTTTGTTTGGTGACGAGTTGTTTAAGTTTAAGACACCAATAGAAGACACACAAGAGCGTTTAGACTACATTGACTTGAACAGTCCTTTCGATCAGTCACAAGAATTAGAATTAGAACTAACATATCCAGATTCTACAGAGGAATCTGAGGGCTTTTTTGAAGGCACAATTTACGAGCAACAACCACGGAGCTACAATTTCTAATGACTTACTTACAACTTGTTAATAGCGTATTACGCAGACTGCGGGAGGACGAAGTAACCACTGTTGGTCAGACTTCTTACTCTAAACTTATTGGTGAGTTTGTCAACGATGCTAAACGTACCGTAGAAGACGCTTACGATTGGACTGCTCTGCGTACTACACTGACTGTATCAACCACAACAGACACGTTTAACTATGTGCTGACGGGGTCACAGAACAGGATGAAGCTGTTAGATGTTATTAACGACACCTCAGACTTCTTTATGCAGTACCGCGCTTCACGTTGGATGGACAATGCTTTCTTGATTGAAACACCGCCTATTGGTTCTCCACAGTTCTACAGCTTTAACGGTGTAGACGCTAACGGTGACAATGCTGTTGATGTATACCCTAAGCCTAGCGGAGTGTTTCAGCTACGTTTTAACGTGGTACTACGCACAGCAGACTTTACAGAAGACGCAGAGAACATGGCTGTACCTTCCTCGCCAGTCATCCAACTAGCTACCGCATTAGGTGCTAGAGAGCGTGGAGAGACTGGAGGCACTAGCGCAGCAGAGTTGTTTGCACTAGCAGATAATACCTTGGCTGACGCTATCGCTATTGATGCGTCACAACATCCTGAAGAAACTATCTGGTATTCGTAAATGGCACAACAATTACAGAACATTACCGTAGCAGCTCCCGGCTTTTTTGGGCTGAACACTATGGATTCTCCTATAGGACTTAACCCGTCCTTTGCAGCTATTGCTGACAACTGTGTAATTGACCAGTATGGTAGAGTAGGCGCTCGTAAAGGGTGGACTGCTGTGTCTTCTAATGGTTCTTCTGTACTGGGTAGCAGCCGTGGTATTGAAACTGTACATGAGTTTATAGATAACTCTGGTGACAAGGTTGTACTATCAGCAGGCAACGCTAAAGTATTCAAAGGTACTACAACCTTAACAGACATTACTCCTAGTAGTTACACACCTACAGCTAACAACTGGAAAACAGTATCATTAAACAACCATGTGTATATGTTCCAGAGAGACCACGAGCCACTGATAGGCACAGACGAGTCAGGCTCTTTTGTGCTAGAAACAATGTCAGGACACAGCCACAGCACAGGTGTTACGCCACAGGGTAACGAAGTCTTAGCAGCTTTTGGAAAACTGTGGGTAGCTGATGTTACAGGTAACAAGCACACTGTCTACTGGTCTGACACGCTTAACGGCCATGCTTGGACAGGTGGTGCGTCAGGCTCGTTAGACGTCACTACTGTATGGCCTACAGGCTTTGACGAGATAACGGCTCTAGCGGCTCACAATGGCTTCCTAATCATCTTTGGTAAGAAGTCTATACTTGTGTACTCTGGTGCATCCTCTCCTGCCTCTATGACGCTTACAGACACCATAGAAGGCGTTGGCTGCATAGCCCGTGACTCAGTACAGCACACAGGCACTGACATTATATTCTTGTCAGACACTGGTGTACGCAGCTTTGGTAGGACTATACAAGAAAAGTCTATGCCTATGCGCGACATTAGCAAGAATGTACGCACTGACTTAATGAGCTTAGTGACTTTACAGACTAACGCTATCAAGTCTGTGTACAGCTCTGACAATGCTTTCTACTTGTTGACGCTACCAGACAGCAACACTGTGTACTGCTTTGATATGCGGACACCTTTAGAAGATGGTTCTCACCGCGCTACTACCTGGTCTAGTATGTATCCTCTGTCGTTTGCTGTGTTAGAAGATGGTGAGATATACATTGGTATCTCTAGCGGCATAGCAGAGTACAAAGGTTTTATGGACGGTGCTGTTAAGTACGAGTTGAGATACTTTAGCAATGCTATGGACTTTGGCAACACTTCTAACCTGAAGTTCTTGAAGAAGTTTAACTTAACTATCATTGGTGGACAGAACACACCTACTACATTGAACTGGGGCTATGACTATACAGCGAAGTATACTAAACAAGCGTTTACATTCGGCTCTAGTAACATTGGCGAGTACGGTGTTTCTGAGTATAACACTACAGCAGAGTATACCTCCTCTATTCTAATCAACACACCAAAGGTTAATACTAGCGGTAGTGGTGAGGTAGTAACCATTGGCATTGAGGCAGAAGTAAACGGTGCTGCATTTTCTATTCAAAAAATTGACATACACGCTCTATTAGGGAGACTTATCTAATGTCTGATTATACAAAGACAACTAACTTTGCTACAAAGGATTCTCTTCCTTCTGGTAATGCTGCTAAGATTGTGAGAGGCACAGAGATAGACACTGAGTACAATAACATTGCGACAGCAGTGGCTACTAAAGCTAACTCTGCTAGTCCTACTTTTACTGGTACTGTTACAGCCGCTACCGTAAACGTCACAGGCACACTGACGGCTGATACAATTACTGGAGGATCGTACTAATGGTTATGTTAAAGGATCAGATGTTTCGCCGCCGACCTACAATGTTTGCTGGTGGCACACCTAACCGCATTAACGATCCACGAACTGCTATAGGTGTTGCACAAGGAGGAGGCTTAAACGCCCCTACTCAAACCATTGGCGGTGCTTTTGGTGGTATGTTGCCTCCTGTGTCTATGCCTGTGTCTGCGCCAATAGATTATTCTCAAGGTGGTGGTGGCTACATGGGCATTCAAGGCGGCTTTGACGATTTTGGAAACATCAACGGCAGCGGTGCTGCGAATGCTGCTCGTGAGCAATATTACAGCAACACAGGCTTTGACACTACACTGCCTACACAGGCTCCTGTAGCTGCTCCTACCACTGTAGGACTTACTGGCATACCTTCTGCACCTAGCTCAGTAGGCGCTGGTGAGGTTGCTTTAGGTGGCGTTCTAGGTGGTCTATTGGGAGGTGGTATAGACTTACAGAATGTTCTAGGCACTGCTGGACAGGCTTATCTAGGTCAAGAAGCTATCTCTGCTCCTTACGAGGTAGGTCGTGCTGGTTTAGAGATGGCAGAGCAGGTAGGACAGCGTGGTGCAGAAACAGCAGCGTTTAGACCCTACACTGTTACCAGTAACCTGGCTCGTGTTGGCACAGACCCTTCTGGTGGCTTTACTACACAACTAAGCCCAGAGCAACAGGCTCTACAGAATCAAATCATGGGACAAGCTGGTGGGTTCTTTAGTCAACTACAGGCTGACCCTGCTGCTGTACAAGCTGGCATCTACGAAGACCTTAGAGCCACACAGCGTCCTGAAGAGGAACGTCAGCGTCTAGCGTTAGAAGAGCGCATGCTGTCACAAGGTCGCTTAGGACTGTCCTCTGCTGCCTATGGCGGTGCTTCTCCTGAGCTACTGGCTATGGAGACTGCACGACAGGAGGCTATGGCACGGGCTAACATAGGTGCTAGACAGCAGGCATTAGCAGAGCAAGCACAGACTGCATCACTTGCTGGTGGACTGTTAGGCTCTGGTTACATACCACAGAATCAAGCACTGTCGTTGCTACAGGCTAGTCAGATTCCTGCTGGATATGCTGATATTGGTCGCAGAACAGGTGCTGAGTTAGGTGCTAAGTCTGGATTGGCTGGTATTGAGGCGCTGTTGCAAGGTACTCAGTTGTCTCAAGAAGCACAGCTACAGCTTAACAAAGACTTATTATCGTCTATAGCAGGTAGACAAGACCCTACAACTGGTAGCTTTGGCGGTGGGTTGTTAAGCAGTATTCTAGGCGGTAGAGAGTCTACTCAAGATATGCTAACATTGCCTACAACAGCTACTGACTCTTTCTTAGGTGGTAGTGACTTTTTAAGCAGTATTTTCTTACCTGAAGTAACTAACCCATACGATACAGGTTCTTTGTTTAGTGGTTATGTTCCACCAGCTATTCCATCACCAGGACAGCAAATAAACTTAGGCAACATACAAGCCCCTGAT